ATGTTCTGAATATCAAGTAGCTTGTGTTTCATTGTTTACTCCTTGCCCTAATTGGTTAATGGGCATCATGTTTACTTGTGACAACAGTGAATCGCCGCCCTCTACAGCTTCCCAGCCTTCCATTCTTCGCACTTCGTTAGGCGTTAGAATAGTGCCAGCAACCGCTGTCCTGTACGCTTCAAGGCGTGTTTTCATGTCCGACCTTAGTAGACCTTCAAAGTCAAATTCAAACTCGTAGTTTTTAGCATCTTCTTCGGAAAAGATATTGACTTGTACGGACGCTTCAAACCGTTCAAGATATGGTCTCAGGTTCAATTTGTAAAAGCCGCTTACCAGTTGTTCGATACCAGAACCCCAGGCACTTGATGCGGCGGTGTCGTTAATCAGAACGGACGGAACGCCAAACCAGCGGGCAATCTCTTCCATCTGGAATCTGCGAGATGCTAACAACTCAATGTCTTGCGGTGAAAGCGATACTTGACTAAACTCCATGCCGTTTTCAAGCACTAGCAAGCGGTCATCGGTTCCGGTGGTCAGCGTAGAGAAGTTTTGCCGGACAATATCACGCTGCTCCGGTGTCAAAAGCCTATCCATCGATAGTACGCCAGACGGTTTGCCACCATTTTTATAGATGCTTGATACTGCTTGCTCGGCTGCTTGCGCCACGCCAACGATGTTGCGAGCATAACCTAGCGGAGATTTACCCTGTACGCCATTGCCGTATAGCTTGACGTGCCAAATAGATTCGGATGAATAGACCTTTATGTCTGCGCCGTCTGTATATACGTAAGTCACTGACCCATCAGGCAGCAATCTAACTTCAACCTGACCAGACATCAGCGGCATAAGGCTCATGATATTACCACCTGCCATGCCCTTTAATGCGTAGCAATTACCATGTAGAACTAGGTTAAGCATCATTGATTCAAAAAATTCAACCCTAGTCTGATAACGGTTTACTTTGCCAGCCATCAATCGAGCAAACCAATGGTCGTTTGCCAGTTCTCTGCCAGTTGGTGTCTTGCGGTATACGTTTACTGGCAATGATGCAACGGTTTCAGAGAGCAATCGAGTGCAAGCCCATACAGCGGACACTTGCATTGCGGTATCTTCTGTTACTGTAACGGCAGCAGGCGTGCTGTAAGACAATGGGCCTGCAATTTGAGTGCCGGCATTGCGGAAGGTTGAGCCTCCGAGCCAGCTCCAAAATGTTGTCCAAAATGCTGCCATTTAATATCCTATCGGTTTCAAAATGTAGTCGTTAAACGCATCCGTGTCATCGTTCATCAAATCGTTAGCGGCGCAGCCAAAAGCCATTGCCATAGCAACCAGGCCATCAATACGACCTGTTGCCTTAAATTTATCCAGCTTTCTATTCCCTGCCGCATCTTTAGTCACTACCGCATTAGCGGCGCACATTGTAAGCACCGGATGATTTTCGTGTGCGATACGACCATTTAATAATTCGGCTTCCAAGCTATCAAGTGCCGGAGACATATCCTTAAACCCCTGACCGTATTCAACCAACGGCGGCTCTAAGCCAATCTCGGTAAACTCTTTTCTTAACACATCCATGCGCCAGCGGTCATAAGCAATAGCCTGGACGTTTAATTCCGAGATAATCGCCGCAATATCTTGAGCAACAAACTCATAATCTACGGTTGCACCTGGCGTTGTATGCAAATAACCTTGACTAGCCCATACGTCATAAGGCTGTCTATCTCGCTTCGCTCTTTCAATCAGGCCGGATTCCGGTGTCCAAAAGTGCGGAACGGTGTGCCAGACGTTGTTTATTTTTGCAATCAAGACTAAAGCGGTAAGGTCGGTGCGTGCTGATAAGTCTAATCCTGCATAGACAGTGGCGTTGCCAAAGGATATAACCTTACCTCCGCAAGACTTCCACACATCCCTTGAGATAAACGGCGACATAGTGGAAACCCGCTGATTAAGGCATAAGTTTCTAAATGTGTTCTCGCTTGACGGCATTCTTGCCGCTTGCTTTGCTTGGTCTCGCAAGTCATCTAACGAGCGAAATAGTCCAAGTGCCGGATTAGCTTTTAGCCATTGCTTTTCATCTAAGACATCGCAGTCTTTTCCGGCTTCGTAAACGTGCGAAACGATAGACTTGTCTTTAGAGTTCTTCGCATCGTCAAGCCAAATACTAAATAGGTCGCCATCAGATGCTGCTTGTGTAGATATTGCAATCAACAGCGGGTTGTCGTATGCGCCTTGTGAAGTAGTAATGGCATCGATAAAGTCGTCTTGTGGCCCTTTGACTTGACCAACTTCGTCAAGGATAGCAAGGACAGGCGATAGGCCGTGTGCGGTAGTGCCATCAGCGGCTAATGCTCGATACTCTACGTTGCGAGCAAGTCCAATAATTTTTTTGCTTGATGGGATTATTTTTGTTACTGCTTGCAACTCAGATGATTGGTTAATTATTTTTGATGCAAGAGAAAAAACAAGTGCCGCTTGGTCTCGGCTTCTTGCGCCAGAAACTATTTGACTATTTACCTTTGCTTCTGGCCCGCAAATATGTGCCAGCAAAATTGCACCAATTAAAGCTGACTTTCCGTTCTTTCTAGCAATGGCTAAATAAGCCCTGCGAGTTTTATGCGGGTTGTCATAAATATCAATTATGAATTGTTTTTGAAAGTCGGCTAATTTAATTAGCTGGCCTACATTTTTCCCCTCTGGGATTTTGCAGTAAGCTTCAATAAATGCAATAACGCGCTCGCCACGAGTTAGTGCGCTAATCTTTTTAGCGATTTTATAGCTCCGATAAATTGTATTGCTTTACAGTCAATTTAGATGCATTGGGCTGATTTGCAAGGAATTTCTCTGCCGCAGCCTTGTGAACAAATACTCCACCTTCAACTGGTGAGCTGTCGTGCTTATATACTACAAACCAACGCTTAAACAAGTTCTGCCTTCTTTCCTGTGAAGTCTTCCCAACGCTTAACTATAACATCACAGTACTTAGGGTCAATTTCCATTAAATAGGCGTGTCTACCGTTTTTTTCAGCAGCCAATAAAGTTGTGCCGCTACCGCCAAAGCTATCAAGCACAATATCCCCACCCTTTGTGTTGTTAAGCATTTGATACTCAAAAAGAGCTACAGGCTTCATTGTTGGATGTGCACCGTTACGGCTTGGCTTGTCAAACTCCAAAATAGTCGTTTGTTTGCGGTCTGTGGCCCATAAATGCCCAGCTCCTTCTTTCCAGCCATATAAACAAGGCTCATGCTTCCAATGGTAATCTTGACGCCCCATAACCATAGCGGACTTCTTCCATATTAAGCATTGGCGTACCTTCCAGCCAGCATCGTGGGCAGCTCCCCTAAAGTTGTAACCTTCTGAATCAGCATGCCATATATAAAATACAGCCCCTGCTTTCATAACGGTATCGGCAGTTACATAAGCATCCCGTAAAAATTGACGGAAGCCTTCGTTGTCCATAGAGTCATTTTGTATAGTCAAAGCATCTTTAGTCTTGCCCTCATAAGCTACATTATATGGAGGGTCAGTAAGCCACATATCTACTTGTCGGTTGTTTACCAGCTTTTCCATATCTGTAATGCTACAGCTATCGCCACACATCAAACGGTGATTGCCTAGCTTGTATATATCGCCTAGTTTAGTTTTAGGCTCGTCAGGGACTTCAGGAACTGCGTCCTCGTCCGTCAATCCATCAGTAAGTTGAACAGGATTAAGCAGCGCGGTTAACTCGTCCTCAGTAAAACCTATAAGCGACAAATCAATCTGCTCATACAAGTCTTGCAGCTCAAGCGATAGCAGTTCGTTATCCCATCCGCTGTTTAATGCAATCCTATTGTCTGCAAGAATGTATGCTTTTCGCTGTGCGTCAGATAAATGCGACAATCGAATAGTCGGCACTTCTTTTAGCCCTAACTTAATTGCTGCCAGCATCCTGCCGTGTCCGGCAATAATGCCATTGCCATCGTCAATCAAGATTGGATTATTAAATCCAAATTCTTTAATGCTTGATGCTATCTGAGTAATTTGAGCATCATCGTGCGTCCTTGCGTTGTTAGCGTAAGGAATAAGTTTTTCAATAGACAGCAGTTCTATTTTGTGCATTTAAGACCTAATGGCGTATAGGAAGCGCAAGCAAAGATTCAGCGTCAAAACTTTTTACAGTATCTCTTGCGTCTTGCTCAATAAGGGCATTGTCATTCATTGTTCGCGGGTCAACGCCTTGCTGGTTAAGTGACATACTTCTAATGATTGCAAGCTGCTGCCTTTGCATTGTATCAATTACTCTTAGCAAAGGATTCTCAACAACCGTTTCACGTTTATTTTTAATCAAGGGGCCACTGGTGTCAAGCATGACTTGGTATTTTCTAATATCAGCTTCCAGCCTTACAACTTTAGCCAGCAACACTAAATCAAAATCTCGCCATGAGTTCCTCGCGCGTGCGCGCGTGAACTGCTCCCAAATTGTTTTTTC